GTCAACCCCAACGGCTATAAAGTTCGGCACCAACGAGATCAGCGGCAATGGTATTTCTATTGCTAGTAATGGTGGTAACGCTACGCGCATCACGTTTGCTGCGGCTGGCACGTATATGATTGCGCCTAACCTGCAGTTTGTTAACTCGGATAACGCCGACCATGATGTGACCATATGGTTCCGCAGGGACGGTACTGATATTGCCCGCTCAGCTACACGCATTACTGTCCCTAAAACTGGCGACGGTGGCGCTGCATTTTTTCAGATTATCGGCTACGACACGTTAGCAGCGGGCCAGTATATCGAAGTCATGTGGCTACCGGAGAATACAGCCGTTACCATCGACCACACGGCTGCTGTCACAGGTCCGCCCGCAATCCCTGCAATCCCTTCTGCCATCGTGGTGGCTGAGCGGATCGCGTAGCTAATAGGAGGTATGAGCAATGTCCGATAAAATTCCGCGCAAAGGCAACCTGTCTTCGTACACCACAGGGCGTATCAAGAAGCGTCTTGTTGGCCCGGCAAAGTCCCCCCAGAGCACGATTAACGACAGGTCCACCGGCACGCCCGGTACGACTAACTACGTACAGCGGTCGCCAATAGAGAACACCGGCACGCCCGGTACGAGTAAATTTGTGCAGCGGTCGCGATTAGAGAACACTGGAACGCCGGGCACGAGTACATTTGTGCAACGAAATTTCACCAGCAGCCCGATCAAAAACGGCACGTTGATCAATAAGCCCCGCGTGCTTCGCAAGCGCCCCGGTGGGCTGACCAAATAAGTAACTACACCCATTATAGGAGCTACAGGAAATGGCTAAACAGTCTTACGGGACCAGCACTGGCGGGGTTAACAGGTCTGAAAAGGGCGACCTGCCTTCCGACAGGAATACTATGTCGTATGGTCGGGGTCCTCTGACTGACTTGAGCAGCAAAGGTAGCTTGCCTTCCGACAGAAAGTTTGGCGGGGCGTATGGTCCGGCTCCGAAGGCTGCTCCCGGCAAAGGTAATCCTCCTGCCAACCTACCGAAGCCCACGGGTGTACAGACCGTCACGCCGGTAAGAGCCAAAAACATCCCGCGTTCTTACGTTCCCAGCCGGATCAAACAGATATTCGACCCGACGCCGTTCGCGACGCCTGTGGCCAAGAAGCCCGTTGTTACCACCAAGCCTACCACTCGTGGGTCTACGACGCCGACCAAGAAGGCGACACCCCGCACTAAGCCGTCAGCTACGCGCTTCGGCACCGTTACGGGCAAGACCACCGGCACGACGATGGGCGGCGGAGGCGGTTACGGCGGCGGCGGTACGCGCGGCGGCGGCAGCCTCAGTGGCGGCGGCAGCGGCTCTCGGACGGCGGGTACTAGCCGCACGGGCGGCACGCGTAGCAATGACACTGTAAGGTAATGATCTAATGAAAATCTGGTTGCAACATGTAGAGGACGGGGCGCTGTACGACTGGCATCCCATCCTTGCGAAACATCCGAAACTGCGTGAGATTTCGGACGCTGAACTGTTCCCTGAGAACTACGCACCGCCGCAGATCATCGCCAAGATGGAAGAGATCAAGGCCAAGCATGTTGATCCGCTTGATCTGTTCACTGACATGATCCCCGAGCCGCCAGCACCCGTGGCAAACGAGGAACTGAACGCAGAAATTACTCTCCGTACAAGGAAGCGTAATAAGTGACACCATCTGAACTCATAGTCGAGAGCCGTCGTTTGCTGAATGATACGGTTTCTCCGTATCGTTATAGCGATGCAATGCTGCTTGGTTATGTTAATCAGGTGCTGAAGCGCACTGCCGTTCTGCGCCCCGATCTGTTTGGTATGGTCGGTGATATTGCTATTGTTGCTAACAGCGCAATCCAGTCACTTCCGGCAGATGCGCATCGCCTTATCGACATCTTCCAAGTGAAGAACGGTAACGCAGTAACGGAAGTTGACCGGGAAACCATGTCACGGGCTTCCCCCACGTGGATGTCTGATACGGCTGGCACTCCGGTTAATTTCATGCGGCACGTCCGCAACCCTACCAAGTTCTTTGTGTACCCTAAGCCTACGGCCAGCGTTACCCTCGTCGGTGAGTACGCGGTTGCGCCTGCTGACTACACGGTGGATCAGACGATTACCGCACCGCCGCCGTCCTTCTTCGGCGCACTGGTTGACGGTGTAGTGTTCCTCGCGTCCTCAGTGGATGATGAGCACGTAAACACTGGGCGTGCCAAGGTATTCCTCGACAGCTATACCCAGCAGCTAGGCGTGTCACTGCAGAACCGCGCACTGAACGATGCAAAGACTGCCGGACTAACTCCGGCTCCGGCCCTTGCTCGACTGGGCGAGGTTTACTAACCGCATGGTCGCCATCAAAATCTCACGGTTTGTCGGTACGGCTCCACGTAACTCACCGGAGCTACTGGCCGAAACAGCCGCGCAGGTTGCGCGCAACACCAAGCTCTATTCTGGCGACCTTATTCCGTATCCGCAGCCGCTTGCTGTTGCTAACAGCAACCGCACTGGCACTGTTCGGACGATCTATGGCTTGCGTGACAGCGCGGCTGGCATTGGCGGTCCGCTTAAATGGCTGTCGTTTAACAATTTCGTCAACATCGCTACTCCGGCCACAGACGAGTTGGATGAGCGCCGGTTCTATTATACGGGTGACGGCAAGCCCAAGGTCAGCAACTACACTCTTGCTACGACTGGTAGTAGCACCGGTCCATACCCCGTAGATTACTACGAGCTTGGCCTGCCGCTGCCAACTACCAAGCCGACGATTACGCCTGTACCGTTTACCGAAGCCACGGTTGTCAGCTACGCTCGTGACAACGCCAATCAGGTCACGATCACGACGATTGCGCCGCATAACCTGAAGACTGGCGCTGTTGCTTCGATCAGCGGCTTCTCAAACCGTGACGGTACATATACCAGAGCCGGTACAAAAATTACAGTCACGATCACAGACCACGGTCTCTCAACTGGTGCCAGTGTCTTTCTGGAGTTCTCTTCCGGCGGAGCAACGACCAATAACTACATCATAACTGTAACTGGGCCAAATACATTTACGTGTACCGATACTGTCTCTGGTACTATCAATACTAGCCCCGCTGCCACTGTAAAATGGGATATTCGCGACCTCAATACGATTGCGGCTGTCTCGGTTATCGACAGCACGACAATCTCGTATTTCGCCGCTGGTCCCGAGATTGCCACAACGACAGTGCTTCGTACCGGCACTTACACACAAGCGGCTGCGGATACGGAATAAGGTCGCCAGAATACAGCTTGGTGTTGCGCGCAACTTGCGCGCCTGTTTCCGCCAGCAGCTCCGGAGAGTTACGTGGAGCCGTGCCGACAAACCGTGTGATCTTGATGGCGACCATGCGGCTAGTAAACCTCGCCTAGGCGAGCAAGGGTCGGAGCCGGAGTTAGCCCGGCAGTTTTCGCATCGTTCAGTGCGCGGTTCTGCAGTGACACACCTAGCTGTTGGGTATAGCTGTCGAGGAATACCTTGGCACGCCCAGTGTTTACGTGCTCATCATCCACTGAGGACGCGAGGAACAAAACACCGTCAACCAGTGCACCGAAGAAAGACGGCGGTGGTGCAGTAATCGTCTGGTTTATTGTGTAGTCAGGCGGGGCAACAGCATACTCACCGACAAGGACAACGCTGGCCGTAGGCTTGGGATACACAAAGAACTTGGTGGGATTACGGACGTGCCGCATAAAATTAACAGGGGTACCAGCCGTATCAGACATCCACGAAGGATGTGTACGTGACATGGTTTCCCGATCAACTTCTGTTACTGTGTTACCGCCCTTCACTTGGAAGATGTCGATAAGACGATGCGCATCAGCAGGCAAAGACTGGACAGTGTTATCTGGCGTCACGGTAATATCGCCGACCATACCAAACAGATCGGGGCGCAGAACAGCAGTGCGCTTCAGCACCTGATTAACATAGCCAAGCAGCATTGCATCGCTATAGCGATACGGAGAAACCGTATCATTTAGCAAACGACGGCTCTCGACTATGAGTTCAGATGGTGTCACTTATTACGCTTCCTTGTGCGGAGAGTAATTTCTGCGTTCAGTTCCTCGTTTGCCACGGGTGCTGGCGGCTCGGGGATCATGTCAGTGAACAGGTCAAGCGGATCGACATGCTTGGCCTTGATCTCTTCCATCTTGGCGATGATCTGCGGCGGAGCGTAGTTCTCAGGGAACAGTTCAGCGTCCGAAATCTCACGCAGTTTCGGATGTTTCGCAAGGATGGGATGCCAGTCGTACAGCGCCCCATCCTCTACATGTTGCAGCCAGATTTTCATTAGATCACTACCTTACAGTGTCATTGTTACGCGTGCCGCCCGTGCGGCTAG